GCCTGTTGTGTTTCGTTTTTTTTTTTTTCAAGCAGAAGACGGCATACGAGATGCTCAGGAGTCTCGTGGGCTCGGAGATGTGTATAAGAGACAGCCCGTCACCCAGTTGTTCGACCAAATCCGTAGGGCCTATACCACAATGGAGAACGAAGTAGACCCCTCGAAAGCGGACTCCATCCCTTACCAGCTCCAGCAGCAGCGCAACGCTTTCGCCAAAAAGAAACATGAGGAGGAAGAACGCCGCCGCAGGGAGGAAGCCGCACGACAGGCAAAAGAGAACGCGAAAGTGCGTTATCGTGCAGATGTAGAGGCGGATTATGTAACTCAGTTCAATGCGCTTGTCAATAAGAGCATCAATGAACTTACCGACATGGATAAGCAGCTCACCCTCGACAACTACGAAATCATCCTTGATGGTGTCAAGGAGTACAACTGCGAACTGCCCGAAACATGGTGTCAGACCGTAATCAGCGGCGCACATCGTCCTGCCGAATTAACCCCTGACGAGTGTCGGGCCATCCAAGCCGACGTGATGGCCGGCCTTGTCAATCGTTTCGAGGAGCAATTCCCCTTTGAGGTACAAAGCACTCGTGATGATATTTTCGACCGTATGCCCTCCAAGAAGAAGGAACTTGAGCGCATGGCCAAAGCCTCAGCCGAGGAAGCCGCAAGGATTAAGGCCGAAATGGAGGCCAAGGAACGCGAGGAGGCCGCTCGCAAAGAGGCAGAACGCCTTGAACGCGAAAAGCAGGAAGCAGCCGCCGCCAAACTTGCGGCCGAGAAACAGCAGATGGACGGCCTTTTCGGTATGCCGATTGCCACTCCTGCAACCTACCAACCTAAAACGCAGGTTAAAAAGGAGGTTGTCATTTCTTCAGCCGAGGACATCATGAAAGTGGTTGCCTTTTGGTTCTCACAGGAGGGTTGCAAAAAGACCGTTGAGGAACTATCCAAGGAGTTCAAGAAACAAATCACCTTTGCCAACAAAGCAGCCAACGCCAAAGACGGCCCGATGTTCATTGGTGATGTAGAATACAGGGACGAAGTTAAAGCCAAGTAACAATGAGCCACAATCCAGATGAATACTACAACCGTCCCGAGGTCAGCAACTCAGACCTAACGGAACTGAAGAATATGTTACACCCGGTGCCCATGCCGCCGGGTGTAAAGGAGGCCGCTTTCCGCTTCGGTTCTCTCGTTGATGCCATCATCACTGAGCCGGACAGAGTGAACTACTACCAACTGACGGTAGATGATGAGCAATACACCGATGAGGAGTTCCGCCATGCAAAGGAAATGTACCGTTCCCTGCGAATGACAGCCCGGCATGACCCTTTTCTCGCAAAAGTGTTGGAGGAGGCCGAAACTCAGCGGTTCATGGTTAATCAAGCCCAGGCGTTTGAGTATGGCGGTTTTCCTTTCTCCCTCGATACGCGCTGCAAATGGGATTGGTGGCTACCTCTCTACCACTTCGGCGGCGACCTAAAGACCTGTGCAGCCTCAACTCAAAAGGAATTTGAGGACGCAATAGACTTTTTCGATTGGGACAGGAGCCGCGCATGGTACATGGACATCGCACACTCTGACTGCGATTTCATCTATGCAATCAGCAAGCGCAACTGCAACGTGTTCACCACTCGCATACGCCGCGACGACCCTGTATATCAGCGTGGACGTGATAAGTATCTTGAATTGGCATTTCAGTATTGGTGTTTAGCCCTATGACAACAGCCTTAAAACATAACCTCCGTGTAGAGCCTTACGAATATCAGAAAGACGGTATTCGCTTCGGCCTCGACCGCCGCCGTCTGTTAATTGGTGACGAACCGGGACTTGGAAAGACCTTGCAGAGCATTGGCATTGTTGATACTGCCTCCGCTTACCCCTGCTTGGTAATCTGCCCGTCCTCACTGAAAATAAATTGGCAGCGTGAGTTTGAGAAGTTCACCAACAAAAAGGCTCTTGTGCTTGACAATGCCACTCGCACATCGTGGCCGTATCTTCTCGGTATGGGTATGTTTAGTGTGGCCATCGTCAATTATGAAAGTCTGAAGAAGTTCTTTGTGTGGGACATCAAGGGCGGCAAGACATTCTCCCTCAAAGATGTTGTGTTCAATCGCGACATCAACATTTTCAAGTCTGTAATCATGGACGAGTCCCACCGCCTCAAAGACCCCTCCGCACAACAGACTATGTTCACACGAGGAATTGTAGAGGGTAAGGAGTGGCGCATACTGCTCTCCGGCACCCCGGTTGTCAATCATGCACAAGACCTCGTGGCGCAGCTCGCCATCATGGGGCGGTTGCTCTCTGATTTCGGTGGCCGTGGCAAGTTTCTTGCCGACTACGGAGAGAATGAGAACCTTTCGGAATTGTCTGCTAAACTCTACGACACCTGCATGATACGCCGCGAGAAAGCAAAAGTCCTCACGCAGTTGCCTGACAAGCAACGCACCGACCTCCATGTGGAGATTTCCAACCGTGAGGAATACGACCTTGCAGCCGCCGACCTCGCCGCCTATCTCCGTGAATACACCCAGTGCTCAGACCGAGAGATACGCCGCAAGATGCGCATGGAGGCTTTGGTCAAGTTCATGACACTGCGCTCGCTCGCTTCAAAGGGCAAAGTGAAACAGGCAACGGACTTCATTCGCAACTTCTTGGCCAACGGCAAACCTCTCATCGTGTTCTGCTCGCTCAAAGAGATTGTAAAGGCTCTGCAAAAACAGTTCCCGGATGCCGTCCGTGTAACCGGCGATGACAGCCTTGCAGAGAAACAGGCCGCTGTCGATGCCTTTCAGTCCGGCAAGGCACAACTGATAATCTGCTCCATCAAGGCCGCAGGTGTGGGTCTTACGCTCACAGCCTCATCAAACGTGGCTTTCGTTGAATTTCCTTGGACTTATGCCGACTGCTGCCAATGTGAGGACAGAGCGCACCGCATAGGCCAAAAGAACAACGTGAACTGCTACTACCTTATCGGGCGCAATACCATTGACCCGGTTCTCTATAACATCATCCACAAGAAACGGAGCATTGCCAATCAGATAATGGCCTCCGATGATGATATACCGACCGATGAAATGTACTTTGACGAACTTGTTAATTCTTTCCTCGACTATGGTTGAAGTCAGTAACTCCGATATGGAGCGCATTCTCTCCTGCCTCGATATTGCAGAAGAACACTACAAGTCGTTGAAAGGACTACGGAATAGCACTCATGCCTGGGCAATAGCCCAACTAAGAGATAAGATAAATCGTAAAATCAAAAAACAACTTTCAAATTCATCTAATCATGACAAGAAATGACATCGCAGTTGAACTCTGCAAACGCATCGCCGACCTGCCTAAATCTACGGCTCTCCATGTCGTTGATGGTGTGACTGACATTCTAACTGACGCTTTCGCTCGTGGCGAGAACGTGTACCTCCGTGGCTTCGGCTCTCTCGAAGTAAAGACAACCAAGGAGCGCAAGGCGCGCAACATCAACGCAGGTACTACCGTGGTGGTGCCGGCACAGCGTACAGTGAAATTCAAAATCAGTAGCCAACTTAAAAATCGCTTGAACAATGATGCTCTATGAATGTGGTGTGCGGTTCGACAAAATGATGGAGAACGGCATGGTAAAGAAAGTAACGGAACTCTACTTGGTGGACGCTTTGACATTCACAGAGGCAGAGGCGAGAATAATCAGTGAGATAACACCGTTTATCTCCGGCGAGTTTGATGTCGTTACTATCAAGCGCACAAATTACTCTGAAATTGTATTTGACGAGTACAATCTTAATTCTGAGACGGACGCAAATGTTCAGAAACTCACGCGCGCCAACTCTCGGGCTTCTGAGGTGGCTGACAAATGGTTCAAGGCTAAAATCAATCTCATATTGGTAGATGAAAAGACAGGAAATGAGAAGAAACAGGCTGTTCATTATATCATCAATGCCGGTTCTGTCAAAGCAGCACACGACACTTTGGTTTCTCACATGAAAGGAACAATGGCCGATTATGAGATTGCGACACTCGATGAAACACGCATCATGGACGTGTATGTCTATTCCGCTGACGGCACCAAGTCCGTAGGAGTTAAGTCTGTTAATTCCAAGAGAACGACAAAAGCCATATTGGATGCTGTTACTTCTGACAAGAAACTGCAACGTGCAGCAAAGAATTTCCGTAACACCGTCCCCGATGGCATGAAAGTATCTGCCAAAGTCATGGGGCCGGACGGCACTGAGATAGTCCCGGAAACTGTTCTCGTTGATAAATCTCAACCAAAGAGCGATGACGATTGACGAATTTAAGGCTATGCGTGTTGCACCACCGTCCACCAAGCACAGCAAGTACGGTGCCAAGAAGTCCGGCGGCTACGACTCCCGAAAAGAACACCGCCGTGCCAACGAACTGAAGATGATGCAACGCGCCGGCCTTATCTCTAATCTCCGCGAGCAAGTTAAGTATGTGCTTATCCCTGCGCAACGCGACACCAATGGAAACCTTTTGGAAAGGGAGTGTTCCTACTACGCCGACTTCGTCTATGACCGTGGTGGCGTTACGGTGGTCGAGGACACAAAGGGAGTCCGCACAAAAGAATATGTAATCAAACGAAAGTTGATGCTCCATGTTCATGGAATATCAATCGTAGAAATTTAATCAGTACGGCTATGGCACGAATAGCAAAATCGGGGCTTGAATACTTCCCCTTTGATATAGACTTCTTCCAAGACATCAAGATACGCAAACTAATCAAGCGTCAAGGTGGCAAAGCTGTTACGGTATATGCTCTCCTGCTCTGTCTTATCTACAAAAATGGGTACTTCATGCAGTGGGATGATGAGTTGCCTTTCATTGGTTCGGAAATATCGGGCTTTGATGAGGCGTATGTATCGGAAGTTATTAACACCTGCCTGGCGTTGGGGTTGTTTGACAAAAATCTGTATAAAACAGAGAAAGTCTTGACATCAAAAGGTATTCAGGTTCGCTATTGCAACATTCAACGCCTCAACAAGCGCATGAGCCGGATTGACAAGTATTCCTTGTTAGCGGATGAGCCTCGCCAAAAGGCTGCAAGCAAAGCGGCTGCTAAACCTGCAAAGGCAGAGAAACAGACAACTCCCAAACCGCCGGTGGCACCTCCGCCCGAACCTAAAGCACCTGCCGTGCAACAAACATCTGACAGCAATGCAGAATGGCTAAAAGAGTTCTTCGCCAACAATCACAGTGCAAACCTGCAACTGTTATGCAAGAACTTCGGATTTGGCCCCGGTGATATAGACCGCTTGCGCACGTTGGCCGATGCAGTTGTGGCCGAATGGGAGTTATCAGATACAGCACATCGTGATTATAGCGATTGGTCGCGTCACCTCATATCTTCAATGAGGATTAAGAGCCGCGATAAGACAGAGGCACAGAATAATAACAAACAGACGGAGGCCGCACCCACAGATTACTCCTTTGGTGGTGGCTTTGGTGGACAAGACATCTGATTATGGAAAAGTTTGGAGATATAATGCAGGATTGGGTGGCTCGTGATGAGGCCGCACGCAAAGAACGTGCCGACAGAGAAGCCTTGAAGATTGCACAACAGGAACATGAAAAGCGTATGGCCGCAGAACCTAAGACCGAGGAGGAACGGAAACGCGCTGCCCTTGTCAATATGGGTGTCTCGTCTGTTGAGACCGTCATGGCTCGCGTACTCAATGATGTGCGAAAGGCAGAACAGAAACGGCAGCTCCTTGAAATCCCGGAGGTGTACCAAGCACACGCAAGGTTGCTCGTCACGATAGCCAACAAGGTACTCGCGTATCAGCATCGTAAGTTTGTCATTGACGACAATAACCGTGATGTGCTGCGCTTCCTCCTGTATTACTTCAACGATTGTCCGCTCGCTGAGAAAGTATTTCCCGAGCGTGGTTACAAGCTGCACAAGCATATCATGTTGCATGGCAATGTCGACACCGGCAAAACGCTATTGATGGAGATTTTCTCGGAATACCTGCACTACACAGGCAACCCTAACTTCTTCTATAACCTATCGGTTACGCAGATGATAAACTACTACACGTTGCACAACAACCTCGACCGATACACATTCAACGAGGAGGAGAACAAAGGGTTTCAGTGCAAGCCGGTCAATATCTGCCTCAACGACATCGGTGTTCAGACTACCACCTTTTACGGCATGGATACAAAGGTGCTGACCGATGAATTTCTCCATGCACGTAATGAAATATGGTCGCAGTACCACCTCAAGGCACACGTAACGACAAACCTCTCCATTGAACAACTCAAAAAGAAGTATGCGGACGGCTTTGGGCGACTGATAGACCGCTTTAAAACCTATAATGTAATTCCTCTCGGTGGCGAAAGCCGGAGATAAACAAGCAAAAATATGAAAAAAGTACAATGTGAAATCTGTGGGGAGTATGTTCCCCAATCTGATATGTCGAAGTCTTACCGGCACCGCTGCAAGAAATGTGTTGCGGAACTCACTCGTCAGAGCCGGCATGATGCAAAGATGAGGCTGGCCGCAACAGAAGAAAGCGACACTCACACCGCCGACCCGGCCACGCCTTACGGCAGTCCTGTATCAAACATTCTTCAGCGACTGTGCGCGAATGGTACTGACGAAACCATCCGGCTTGCCATTCAGACATACGGCAAGGATGCCCAAACACTGATGTTGTTCGAGGAAATGGCCGAACTGCAAGACGCTATCTGTAAACACTCTCGTGGCCGTGATAAAAACTACCATGTCTGCGAGGAAATTGCAGATGTCATGATTATGTGCTTGCAGATGGCGCAAATCTGCGGAGTGAAATGCGTTGAGCAATGGGTAGACTTCAAAATGAACCGCTTGAGTGAGAAACTGAAAGGAGGTAAACAATGAAAATAATCTATAACAATATCATCCCCTTTGAGGGGTTCAAGGCGATAAACCTTTTCGGAGTGCTTTTCGTCCGCAAACATAGCGTAATGACGGCCTCAGACATGAGGCATGAGCGTATTCACACTGCACAGATGCGTGAAATGGCCTATGTGTTCTTCTATGTGTGGTATTTCGTTGAGTGGATCGTCCGACTCATGTATTATCTTGACAGCCACGTGGCATATAGAAACATCAGCTTTGAGCGTGAGGCGTACGCCAATCAGTACCGAACAACATACCTTGATTATCGCAAACATTATTCTTGGTGGAAGTATCTGACGAAATAGTATAGAAAATGAAGCAACTCTTATACATAGACCTTTTTTGCGGCGCGGGTGGGACATCTACAGGCGTGAACGCAGCTCGGCTGCATGGTGAACAATGTGCCGAAGTGATTGCTTGTGTTAATCATGATGCTAAGGCGATTGCTTCTCATGCGGCCAACCACCCAAACGCATTGCATTTTACCGAGGACATCAGAACATTGGAACTGACACCACTGTCTGAACACCTCGCCAAGTGTAGAACAGAGAACCCAGATGCCCTTACTGTATTGTGGGCTTCACTCGAATGTACGAATTTCAGCAAAGCAAAAGGTGGGCAACCTCGTGATGCTGATAGCCGGACACTCGCCGAAAATCTGTTTCGATACATTGAGGCACTCAATCCCGACTACATTCAGATAGAAAATGTAGAGGAGTTCATGTCATGGGGTTCTCTTGACGAGAATGGCCGTCCGTTATCAATAGACCGTGGCCGCTCTTATGTACGTTGGGTGAACAAGGTAAAACGGTATGGATATAACTACGACTTCCGCATTATGAATGCCGCCGACTATGGTGCATACACATCGCGTAAGCGTTTCTTTGGCATCTTTGCGAAGCATGGGCTTCCTATCGTTTTCCCCACGCAAAGGATTTGTATGCGGAGAGTATTTCAAAGTGTAAAATTAAAATCATCATAATAAAAGTATAGCATAACGACATGAAGAATTTACCTAAATCAATTTGGCTCAACTTCGGTACAAACGGAACCGGGGAAGATGCCAACTTCCGCGAACTCTCGGAAGTTACATGGAGCGAAGAACAGATTTTTAGCGATGATGTTCAATACTTCCGCAAACCTCAGTGGATAAGCGTGGATGACAAATATCCAAAACATGAGCCGTCAATTCCTGATAATAAAAAGACACGATATTTAGTTCGTGTAGAAATCGGAAGCATTATGCCAACGGTTGGATATTGTGTTGCCTATGTAGCGAGTAAGTCGCGTTTTAATGTTGATATGGATTGGAACAAAGTAACTCACTGGATGCCTATCCCCGAATTACCTAAATCAAGTAAACTATGAACGCAAGGACATTCTTTGAAAAAGTTGCTCTCATGCGCGAGTCGCAAAAAGAGTATTTCCGCACCCGCTCGCATGATGCACTGCGCAAGTCTAAGGCTCTCGAGGCCGAGATAGACGCGGAGATTAAGCGTGTGCGCGATTTAGGCTACACAGAACCGCAACAACCAAATTTATTCTCTCCCACAACTTAACGTGGGTTTACCAATCATCCTAACTAATTTTGCCAATGATGAAAAGTATATTGTCAAACTCTCGCAAGCACGACATATCATTCGATGCCTCCGGCCAGATTGATATTTCAGCCCACGTTGCCCGGAAACTATCTCTGTCCGTTGGCGATGTGATAGACATTGCGTATGAGTATGGCGAACTCTATCTCTATGTCAAACTACGTGCCGGCCAATATACAGGTCGGCACATAGGACGTGTATGGGCTACGGCTCACGGAAAAGGCACGTTCCGCACTTGCTCCAAGAAATTGGCAAGGGCTGTCCTTGCAGGTGCCGAAGTAAAGGGAAATCGGTTGCGTTGTCCCTGCGGCATGGAGGTTATGCGCGACAACATTAAGTACATCACTATCATATACC